CCCGCCCTGAGCAAACGGCCGTCCGGTGATAACGATCGTCATGTCACCATCTTGGATAAAGTCAGGCTCAACCCGCTCCAACCTTAACCAACGATTCTCTCCAACCAGTCCACTTTGCGAAGGGCCTCCGGCAACCCATCCAAGATCGTTGGTCTCAAAGAACGAATCAATGGCCAGCACATCCTGACCGTCAACCGCATCCGCCCCGATCTCGTGCTGCCACATCTTGATCAAGTTCGGATTCGTCGTGAACGTCACCGTATCCGAGCCCGTTGCAATCGCCGCCAGTGACATCACAATCACCTGCGGGTACAAGGCACTCACCTGAATGGAGAAACCTGCTCCAGTGCCTCCCAAACTAGTATTAGGAGCACTCAGCGTGTTGCCAACCTGATACCCGGCACCGAAGGTCGTAACGGTCACCGAAGTCACCGCGCCACCACTGACTACAATCGTTGCCTTACCGCCTGCCCCGCTACCGCCTGTGAACGAGACGTTGGTATAAGTCCCGTTGACGTAGCCCGACCCGCCGACGAGGGTATTGAACGTCCGGATACCGTCGCTTCTGATAGCAGAAACCTGCGCATTTGTTGCGATATTGTTTCCCGTCACCAACTGCGTCAACCCAATCGAGGTGATAGACGTTGTCTGTGGCAACTCAAAACTGCCGTTGACCGTTGGCATCGTGCCCGAGTACACAACGTCAAGCTCCGGGGTTTCCCAGCCGGCCATCACAGGGTGCGCAAATACCTGAGAGAAGTAACCGGCGGACCTTCTTGCACCCAGCGCCTGCCCTGCGTCGTACCAGACGCCCTCACGCACGTTGTAGATGACCGCGTCCGTACACTCAGTCGCGTCACCACGGGGGTAAAACCACCAGATCTCGCCGTAGCGCGGGACCTTCGTAACCCATACCTTCTGGCGCTGGTTGTAGTTCAGGTTGTCAAAGAAATAGTTCTGGTTGAACGTGTTTGGGATTTCTTTAACCGTACCGTTGTACAACAAGAACCTGTCAACACCGCACCAGTAGTAGACGCCGTCGTACTCAATCGCAGATTGGCTCGACAGAATCGACGATTGGCTGCTGATGATGTCATAGCGCCAATACTGGACCGGAGTTCCCGTGCCTCCGATGTACGACACGCGAACAAGACTATCAAGGCTCCAAAAAAGCCCGGATGGTGCGTTAGAGCCACCTCGCACCGGTAGCCCCTGAACAATCTTCCCGGTCGCTACGTTGACCTCGTTAGCGTCCGTTGACACCCAATCCTGAGCATTCCCCGCGGCGCAGTTCTTGATCAATCCGTTGTTGCCGTACACAAAGATGTACGGGTGCAGAGTAACAACCCCACCGGAAACCGAGACGCCGTTATTGAACGTCAGCGTAGAGTTACCACTCGTCGTCGCCGCGGCAGACAACGTAACCTTCTGGTAGTTACCAATTGTGAACACCAAGCCCGTCGTTGTTCCGGCCGTAGTCACAATCGCACCCCCGCCAGAAGTGGCCGACAAGGTGAACGTCGTCGCGTAATTAGTAGCGATGATGTAGTACGTTACGCCCGACGTAATACCGGTAGCCGTCCCCGTATTCGTTCCGCTTACGGTCACGCTCTGACCAATAAACAAACCAGAGGTTGACGTACAAGAGCACTGTCCAGCGATCCCGGTTACAGCTACGCTACCCAAACTTCCGTTTGCAAGAACCACCGAAGAGACCGTAGTCCCTGACGGGATCCCCGTCCCGGTAACAGACTGACCAGCACCAATCAAATTATTAGTGGTCGGAATAGTTACCGCAGTAGTGCTGTTTAAGTACGAAGTCGTATTCTGAAAGGTCCCAATCTGGGACAAGCTCGTGCCGTTGATATCCCCAATCAAGACCGGGGTGTTGGTCGTTGAGTCAACCTGCGCAAGGTTCTGCCCCGGATGCGCAAGGATTGTTGCTACACCGGATCCCGTAACGTCGTAGAACCCATCAAACTGCCAGAGATTGTTGGCCGAAGCCGTAAAGTTCGACAGGGTGTAATCCGTAACCCCAGCACCGACCCCGTTGTTGTCAACCGTCAACGCCTGCAGGCCGCTACTGTACCCGCTGAAGATCTGATTGAAGCCGTTGTTGGGATTAACCCAAACCCCGCGAGACGGGCCGTTCAACTGAGCCGAGATAACCGCGTACCCACCAACCTTTCTTGGGCGGCCGCGCTGGAACCTTACCCACTGGCCGGAGGTGTAGAAGTCCATATCAAAGACGGTTCCATCCCTCTGGATCCCCGGCTTTGTGTCTAATGCAAATACCTTTGCCGTCACGGGAAGGTTCCACCAGAAACGCCGCTCGTGAACGTCCCAGTAGTTCCCGATACCGCACCAGTGAATGCACCCGCCCCGGTCACCGTAATGCCAGTAGCCGTTACGTCAAGCCGTTGGACCCCGAGGATCGAAATCCCAAACTCTCCCGACGCAGGCCGGTAAACGCCCGTCGTGGTCTCGCTCGCAAAGCTCAACGCCGGTGCCCCGACCGCTCCGTTAGATAACGTAACCGCCGTAGCCCCTGCCGCGATTGTAGAGGCGTTGTAGAGGTTGACCGAGTCACACAATAAGATAATCTGCTGCGCGGTCGGCACGGTCGCCGTAGCGCCCCCAGAGGCCCCAGTCGTGAACGTGATCGTATAAGGACCCGTCGTCTGATTCGTTATGTAATAAATCTGAACCGTCTGCGGCATCGTTACCGTAACATTCGATGACAGCGCACCCGTGTACTTCTGGATGACGTTCGCAGCCTCAGTACTCGTAAGAGTAAACGAACCCCCCGGAGCTACTGACTTAGTCAACTGCGTGAACGAGAACTGAGTTCCTTGTCCAAGACCGATTGTGTAGAACGCTGATCCCGAACAAGCAATTAAACACGAGTCCGAAGGCTGCAATGCCAACGATGCGGATCCATTGATCAGGTTGCCGCCGCTCGGGGAAACCGTCAGGGTTCCACTTCCGCCGTTACGAACAAAAACAAACCAGTTGTTCCCTAACGTCGTAGCCGAAGTGAGGCTCAACGTACCCGCACCGCCGGTCCACACATAAGTTGATGCGCGGTCGGACGCAAGCAGCGTGTAGGTAGACGCAAACGCCGTCACAGGCGTCGTCTGATTCAGGGTTGACCCGATGGCAGCCAAACCGTACCCGGCGAGCGCTGAGGCCGTCGCAAGGGACGTAGTTGAACCAAACGCTATGACGCCCCACGTTCCAGTCGTAGTCCCGTTAGAGGTGATGAAGATGTACTGCGCACTTCCGCCTGAAGCCGGAATGGAGACAATCGTGCTGGCCCCGCCGAAGGACTTGACCGTCAGTGCTACTCCGCCGGTGTTATAGATCAGCGCATCCTGACCAACAGACACCTGATTGGCCGGTGGCATCCATAATTCATAGGCCGTGCTAGTCGTGCTGACCTGCATCACCCTTGCGGCAACATAGTCCGTGTCGTTACCGTTCAGTGGCCATTCAAGTTGAATGGTCCCCGTCGTAGACGTTAGCGCGTAGGCAGCATAGGAAACGTCAGTCGGTTGAATGACGTTGCCGGTAAATGGGCTGTTGTAACTCATGAGTCGTTCACCACCGTTTGACGATCACCGACTCGCGTCAGATCTTCCTGCTTGAGCAGCGCAATCGACTTGTCGTACATAGACTGCCACACCGGTATTCTCTCATCGTTCTTTAGGAACGGCATGGCCTGCAGCAGGGAACCATAAAGCAAAGCCTGCGGAGCGTACTGCGTAAACCAATTGGATTGATTCGCCGAATCTAGCGGCTGGTTCCGTTCGTAATACAGCACCTGAAACGAGTATGCCGCCGCGGGAGTAGGAGCCACGAGCCAGTGGGTGTAGTCGTAGTCACAATAGAACGCAGGCAGCCCCGTCTTAGTGTCGTCTGGCCAATACTCACGCAGGTACTCATACTTGCGAAGGAACACCGGGTAGCGCTCGCCAGCCAGAGTGACGTTGAAAGAGACCGTCTTTCTCCATCTCGCTGGTTTATCCAACACAGGATTGCCAATTGTCATCGTCCCATCGGCCACCGTCAGATTGCCGAGGAACTTAATCTCCGACGCGATGACCTGCTCCGCGAACATGATGAACTGCGGGATCTTGTCTAGCGTGGCCTGATCATTGCGCTCAAGGTAGGTGGCAATGTCATCGACCAAAGAATCGAAGGTCATAACGCTAGCAACGGTCATTTTGCTGCCACCCCTTTGGATTTCTCAAAAGACCTCATGCCGCCAAACCCAAGCAGACCAGCAAGGAGCGTCATCAACTGCTCAACCTGCAAGTCAGGTGGAGGATTCAATCCCTTTGGGATTATATCGACTCCCTGCCCAAAAGCCCAGAGCCACTGCATTAAAGGGTAGCCCAGAAATTGGTAAGCCAGACCCAGAACCCCAATCCAGCCCACAGCAGGACGCCAACCGCTGACAAATAGGCTAGTAGAAGCCGCTTCGCTCTTGTTGAT